TTTTTCCAGAATAATGCGAGTGGTGGACTATTACAGTAACTATGGCGGGTACTTTTTACCCCACCCCCCTGTTGCAACAGAATCAACCTAAGTCAATACTGACACGAATGTCACCTGCTACTTGCACTTGAGAGCGGTCTATAGGCTTATACCCTGCTCTATCTAACAGATCCTTGCTTGCTTCTAGCTGAACGTACTCAGACTTAGCACCTGTGGCTAGCCTACGGACTGTTCCAGCAGCCAATGTAGCACTCAGTCCGAACTCCTCGTTCATTCTCTGCATCATGTATTGCTGCACATGTGCTAGCTTTAAAGCTTTGCTTGCAGTCACTCTTCCGGATTCGCCAGCTGCATATCCAGCCATCTCTGCGGCCTTACCTATGGTACATCCATTTGCTACGAGTGTGTCAATCAACGCTGTTTGTTTGTCGGTTAATTTACGCATTTTACTTACTTGATTCATTGCATATCTCTCATATATCCCATTGCTTGCCCCCCTCACCCTCTCTCCCCCCAGATAGCACGATCTGACACTTGCTTGTCAATACATGACGTTACGTCACACTATCAAAAGAGGTATCATACTACCCCGTCAGGCTATTGACAGACTATAACCATACTACACCAAATGACTGCCAACTTCACTTAGCTGCGTTTACTTATGTCATTCTCTATGACTCCTTGATCAAGTGAACCACCCACTCGTCTTGCCTGCATATCACCCGCATCCAAAAGTTCGCAAGGCGGCCAAGAGGCCGTTCCTCCTTGCTAACTTCAAGCGGCCAGAGGCCATTGGCTGGGGTGCTACTGGTCTTCACCGAGAGGGCGGTTCCCTCGATTTGATAAGGAGTCCTAGAGATGACAACGATAAGTAAACTTGCAAAGATGAAGTTGGAAGTAATTAACTTTCATACTACAGACAAACCGTCAGCTGACGGCCCAGTAGTCAACGACAACTTTCTAAAAGGTTTAGGTCGTGACGCCTGCTACACATCAAGCAACAGCTTGACGTTCAAGAAGAAGCAGCTTGCTGATTCACTCGCAGAATACGATCAAGCGTTTGCAGACAAGAACAGCTACGCCATCGAACGCACTGAGCGTTGGATCAACACTCTGATGCCAGAACTAGAAGAGCTTCAAGCTCGTCACGATGCAGACTGTCAAGTCTACACCGTTCTTACTGGCGGCGAAGCTTGGACAGCTAAGAAGAAGCCATCCACTAACGTCAAGGCAGCTAACTTCAGCGCACTCAGAAAGATGGTATCGTAAGATACCTCAAAGAGAGAGCTTCGGCTCTCTCTTCTACTTGTTAGTTTAACAAGGAGCTTCGGCTCTTTCTTTAACTAAGGAGGTTAACATGGACTACGAAGACATCATCATACTTGCTGGCTGGGTCATGCTTTGTCTAGCAGCAATAGGTCTGCTTGTTCTCGGATACATTGGCTAATTAAAACGAAACCAAAAAGGAAATCAAAATGAAACCAGAAATAGAAATGGCAGAGAAAATGATTAGCGAGCTATCGTTCATGCTCCCACATTCACAACGAAATGAAATGGAAGTTGTTTTAACAGTTGCATACAAACACGGCAAAGCTGCTGGCATACAAGAAGCAATCGAACTCATTCGTGACGCAACGTAACTTTCAATGTGACGTAACGTAACTTAATCCATGACGCTACGTCACACCCATTGCATTGATACTTTAAATAAAGTTTTATTAACCAAAACAGGAGAGAACTATGACAATCAAAGAGTTAATCTTGCATGGCGTTACATCAATAGAGCCAAAGCTAACCAACTCAGGTAAGCTTCTTAAGTATGGCAACGCAGCATGGAATAGCAGACGCATACGATTCGAGATGAGTGATGGCACTAGCTTTACTGTCATTGCATTTGCAGATCACGAAACAGATTTAAAACTAAACATAGAAATCCCAAAAGCATTAAAAGGAGAGAACTAATGCTAGACTTCCAATCAAATGATTACAATTTCCCCATCGATACACAGCCTGTGTTTACACAGGACGGTGAGGTCATACCAGATCACAAGTGCATCATACGCACAGACACAGGCAAAGCGATGGGCTTACACGGCTCACGTTACAAAGCTATACCGCATGACGATGTAGTTAACTCTATCTTAGATAGCGTCAAAGCATCTGACCTGTCCTCAGATTACGATCTAACAGTAGATGTAATGGAAGATGGCCGTAAGCTTAGAGGTGAAATCTTATTTAAAGATCTTGTCCAAGAGCCAGCAGTCGGTGACTACGTTCAGTTCAGAGTCAGCTTCTTTAATAGCTACGATGGTTCATGGTCTTTTTCTCAGCGAGCCAATGGTCTTAGACTATGGTGTCTCAATGGCTGCACAACAGCAGATACTATAGCTAACTCTAGGTTCAAGCATACAGCATCACTCAATGTAGATGGCAGCGCAGCTAAGATCATCACAGGTGCAGAGATGTTCATGAATAAAGCAGAAGAGTGGCAAGCCTTCATGAAGGTACGCATTAACAGCGACCAAGTAGAGCAGTTCTTTCGCTCGACTATCTGCAAGGTCACAACCAAGCAGAAGCAAGTCACCAAGACAAACGAGAAACAACTAGAGAATCTTATCTCAGGTTGGCAAGAAGAAAGCGCAACGCTAGGCCACAACAAATGGGCCTTGTACAACTGCCTCACATCATGGGCCACACACACAGAACATTTACGTGCGCCAGAGGTAGCAAGATACAATCGCGAGGCTATGATTAGCTCTGCTATGAATCACAACTTATGGAACACAATGAATACGGAGAATGTGTTATGATACAGACAACAATCACAACTGACAATCTTGCTAACATAATTGCTAGATATGTACCTTGGCCTCAACAGCTAGAGAAGGTAGCAGATGAGCTTGAGAAACTTAATCCAAGGTTTAACCGCAAGCGTTTCGTTGCTCTTGGTACAGCTGCTTGGGAAAGAGCAGCGCAAATACCAGAGGAAATTGACGATGAGATACCGTACTAATGGATAAGGTAGAGTGCAAAGAGTGCGATGGTAACGGGTACATAACTTGGAACGTACCCGTTCCTCACAATGTCGGTATAGATATAGGATATATTGACACCGATACCATTGAGTGTGCTGAATGTGCAGGCAGAGGATGGATACCACCGCACCTAGTTGTTGACACTGAGGATTAGATTGCTGCATTAGTGCAGTATGAAATCGTATTTACAACAGTTACAAGATCAAGCCAAAGAATATAATGTTTCTTTATTTAAAGCGTTTGGTTATGCAAAGCTCCCTTCATCAACTTACTATAGGACAGTGAAGGGACAAACTGAAATGCGATATGAAACTGCCCTTAAGGTGCATCATGTCATTGAAAGATTACACCTACTTCAGCAAGCCCGTGACGATCCCAAAAGATTACGAGGTCATGGTACAGATGCTAATAGACGCAAGGTTTTCCCAAAGTTTAAGCCAAGAATCGTTAGCTCATAAGATAGGCTGCACTACATCCATCGTTCACAAGTGGGAAACTCACAAGAGAATACCATCAGGCTTTCTATTGTTCTGTTGGTTGGAGGCATTAGGATATGAACTCAAGGTCACACCTAGGTAAGATTGCTACATGTATAAGCTGTAAAGAAAAGTCACACTATTATGTAGCGGTACTTAAGAATTATGGTGGGTCAACCACACCTCACTGGTATGTGTGTTTGAACTGCTATGATAATGATAACTGGCAACAAGCTGTTGACCAGAAGGGATACAAGAAAAGTATCCAACCACCAAAGCCAAAGACTTACAGACGCAAACAGTCCAAGGCTGCAATAGATAAAGCATGGGATACGATATGATAATCTACGGTATAGACCCGGGGTTTACTGGTGCTGTTAGCATATATGACAGTCAAAAAAACAAGCTCGAGTGCTACGACATACCAACATACAAAAGCCCAAAGGGTAAAACTTTAATTAATCTTCACGCACTGCTCGACATACTTACTTACTCAGATGATGATTCATCTATGGCAGTGATAGAACGTGTGAACGCTATGCCTAATCAAGGTGTCAGCAGCACGTTTAGATTTGGTCAAGGCTACGGCCAAATAGAAATGGGCCTTGCAGCGTGTAAGCTGGCTGTCCATTACGTTAGCCCCGCAGTGTGGAAGAAACACTTCGGATTAAACAGAGACAAAGGCGTCAGTCGTGGGCTTGTGACGCAACGTCTTCCACAATACGCCCACTTATTTGCTAGAGTAAAAGATGATGGACGAGCAGAAGCCACACTGATTGCTCTCTATGCAGCAGAAAAACTTATCTAAGGAGAGAACTATGATTACCCAAACAAAACAAATTAAAGAACACTTGAACCAAGGCTACCGCATCACAGCAATAGATGCGCTGAAAAACTTTAGTTGCTTTAGACTAGCCGCAAGGATCAACGACCTAAAGCAAGAAGGCTACAACGTAGATAAAGTTATGGTCGAGACTGAATCAGGTGCGCGTGTTGCACAGTATTATAATCCATCAACAGTGAGAGGCTAAGATGTACAAACCAAAAAGTATTGGCAGTCTTACTAGCGGTCAAGTGTGGGATGCTCATGTTGCCAAGGCAGCAAGCTCGCCTATCCATGCCCGTGAGTACAAGAAATCTAACTATGTGTTAGATACCGACAAGGTTATGGGTGATCGTATTCGTAATGGCGAACCTGTTGGAGAGAATTATTTATCAGGCAAGCAGAAAGAGAGGCTGCTTAAATATGGCAACGTAACAGAGGAGGACTTTGCTAAGTACACAAAGTGACGTTACGTCACATTGGATTGATGTTACTGCGTATATGCAGTAGCTATATAATTATAATAAAAGGAGAAAGTCATGGAGCGTAAAGGTTTTATAGGTGGTTCTGACTGCGTAAAAATAATGCAGGGGAACTGGCTAGAGTTATGGCAGATCAAGACAGGCTTAGTAGAGCCAGAAGATTTGTCACGCAACATCGCAGTGCAGATGGGCAACCTTACTGAAGAGTTTAATTTAAAATGGTTTGCCGATGAGTACAATACAACTATCGGAGGCTTCCAAAAGTCTTACAAAAAGACCATCAATAAAGTGCCGGCCAAAGGTACGATAGATGCCAAGTGTGAGTCAGCCGATGCTGAGTTACAAATAATAGAAGCCAAGCACACCAACGCATACAATACTTTAGATAAAGTAATAGAGTATTACATGCCACAGTTGCAGCTATACATACATCTAGCTGATGCAGATGGTTCCTATCTCTCAGTAATATTTGGCAACAACAAATGGGAGTCAGCTTATGTCTCGCGCAACGATGAGTATTTCAATTCTATGTGGGCGGTGGTGTCAGATTTCTGGGGTTACGTGCTTCGCAAAGAAGAACCAGTTGGTAATGACGAACCGATACAACTTGGGACTGACAAGATTGAGGTGGACAACATGGTCAAGCGCGATGCCACCACAGACAACCACTTCGTTGACACGGCGTACACCTACGTCACCCTCGAAGCAGACGCCAAGGCATTTGACTCAGCCAAGAAAGACCTCAAGGGAATGGTCGGATCAGATGAGAGAGAAGTTTACTGTGATAGTCTCACAATCAAACGATCCAAGAACGGATCACTTAGGATAACAAGGAGAACACCATGATAGGAGTTTATGCTTTCATTCCTTGTATGCGTGGAAAATGGGGCATTAATGTAGATTACATTGGTGTATCTAAAAATATAAATAACAGAATTAAATCTCATTTTAGAGATAGAAAACCTTACGCATCAAGAACAAGCGGTCATGTTATTTATCAAGCTTTTGAAGATAGAGAAGTTGCTGAGATACATGAAGCAAGTCTTATTGAAGAATTTAATCCAGCTTACAACAGAACTACGGGGAGAGAACATAGAATATTATATCCACTTTTCTACGAAGTAGAAAGTATAAGGAATGTTATTAATCAATTAGAACGAAAACCATGGTAAAGGAGAGCAACCAATGACTAAAGAGAAACCAACAGCAATAGAGTCTTTGCTACAAGCACAGAAAGATATGGCCCCTGTCAAAAAGGACAGTGTCAATCCACACTTCAAGAATAGATACGCTTCACTTGAGGCAGTGATCGAAGCTACGTCAGCTATATTCCAGAGCAATGGCTTTGTAGTTATGCAGCCATGTGGCAGAGATGAGCTAGGCGCGTATGTAGAAACAGTATTGCTACACACCACAGG